TATCCATGCTTATGGAAATAGAAGAGCAGCCGACAGCGTTTGACGTGGAGAATGTTGTTTCTAACTTAGAGCAGCTAAAGCTTGATGGAGCTTGTGAGGACTGCGGATATTGCGAATATTTCAATGAGTGCTGGGATGGAGATATGAGTGAAGAGCACGCTATAGATATGGCAATTGAAATAGTTAAGCGAGGTGGAAGAGATGAGCGACAGTAAATGCCAGCGCCTCGATGCCATATCAGACCGTGACCAGATGGCAGAGCGTGAACCTTGTGAGCACGCGAAGAGATTTATGAAACGGCCAGCGTATTATGGAGTGCTGGGATATCTGAGGCACAAGAATATTAATACAGGGGAGGAGATAGGACGTGGACAAAGAATGCTTGAAAAGGTATCAGAAGAATCAGAAGGAATTACAGAGCCTTGAAAGAATTCTGGAAAGATTATATCAGCAGTTAGAGGACGTTCCTGAAGTATCGGGTAAAGTAAGTAAGTCTTCAGATGACTTTCCCTACATAGAACAACATGTTACAGTCAGTATGCAGGAGCCCAAAAGCGCTTCCAGAATCAAGGATAAGATCCGGGAGAAGGAAAACAGAAAGAAAGAGGTGCTGTCTGATATGGCACGAGCAGAAAGGATTGTCGTAGGAATACCGGAAGGATTGACACGACAGATTATGGAACAGGTGTATCTGGAAGGAATGAGCCAGCAGGAGGTTGGAGAAGCTATTGGATATACGAAAGGGAGAATATCTCAATTGATATCAAGAGCAACAAAAGATTAAACACATTAAACTTTTAGATATGTTATTATTATACTGAACTTAGTGAAAAGACAGATTTCCACGTTGAGTTCACTTCCTCAAGAAGTACATACAAAACCTAGAAGGGACGGCTTGGCAACAGGCCGTTCTTTTGTTGTGCAGGATAAAAAAGAAGTAGTAGATGTTTATAATAAAGAGAAGACGATGATGGCAGCAGTCAATTGATTGCTGCCATTTGCATGCAAGGAGAAAGTAAATATTGAAGAGGAATAGACCAGATAAAGACGGTACCCACCGTGGAGCTTTTGAAAAGAATAAGAAAAAGATTTATGCAACCCAGACTGTGTGTGGAATATGTGGAAAGCCTGTGGACTTTTCACTCAAGTATCCACATCCGTTGTCGCCATGCATAGATCATATTATTCCAATCGCGAAAGGTGGACATCCATCTGACTTGGATAATATGCAGCTTGCACATTGGACCTGTAACAGACAGAAGAGCGACAAGCTGATAGACAGTAGAGGCGGAGGAAAACAAGAAGAATCAATTGGAAACAGGGTACTTCCTCATACATTTGATTGGAGTAATTATAGACCTAAATAATATTGACGGATAGGGGGCATACCTCCCCCACCGCGGGTGCGTTCGACCTTCACACCGTCACTGCGAAAAAAAACACACGCTGAGAGGAAATGGCGTGGAAAGGAGAAATAAATGGCAGATTACAGGGGCATAGAATACCTAAGGAAAAAGCTGAATCGAAAGAGAAGCCGAGTATTAAGACGGTATAAATTCTATGAAATGAAAAATATAGCACGGGACATGGGAATTGCCACACCACCTAGCCTGCAATGGTTACAGGCAGTACTTGGATGGAATGCAAAGGCCGTAGATTCGATAGCGGACAGGCTAGAGTTCCGGGGGTTTCGCGATGACAATTTTGACATGACAGGGATATTCCGAATGAATAATCCGGATATATTATATGATTCCGCGGTACTGTCGGCATTGATTTCTTCCTGCTGTTTCATCTACATCTCGAAAGGTGAAGATGACTTCCCGAGATTACAGGTAATTGATGGAGCAAATGCGACTGGAATTATCAATCCAATTACAAATCTGCTCACGGAAGGCTATGCAGTTCTGGAGCGTGATGACAATGGAAAAGTGACCGTAGAGGCTTATTTTGTAGAAGGGTGGACAGTAATCTACAGAAACGGAGTACCTGTTCAGTTTTTTGAGGATAACGCACCAGCACCGCTACTGGTGCCAATCATATTCCGACCGGATGCCAAGAGAGCATTTGGTCATTCTAGAATCAGCCGGGCATGTATGTCAATTACAGAATCAGCAATGAGAACTTTGAAGCGATCTGAGATAACTGCAGAGTTTTATTCATTTCCGCAAAAATATGTAGTTGGTCTGGATCCGGACGCAGAACAGATGGATAAGTGGAAAGCTACTGTATCGAGCTTATTACAATTTGATAAAGACGAGGAGGGAGATTCGCCGACTTTAGGACAATTCCAGCAGCAGTCTATGGCACCACACTTAGATCAACTTAAAATGTTCGCCGCGTTGTTTGCCGGAGAGACCGGATTGACCCTTGATGACTTAGGATTTGCAACGGAGAATCCGGCTAGCCAGGAAGCAATCAAGGCATCACACGAGAATCTGAGACTGACAGCAAGAAAAGCACAGCGAGCGTTTGGCAGTGGATTCCTGAATGCTGGCTATCTGGCTGCATGTCTACGTGATGATTATCAATATTACCGTAATCAGGTATATATGACGACGCCAATCTGGGAACCAGTGTTTGAACCAGATGCAGCAATGCTGTCCAATATTGGAGATGGAGCAATTAAGATTAACCAGGCAGTGCCAGGATATTTCAATGCAGATAACTTAAGAGATTTAACTGGAATCAACATGAGCAATCTGCCAGTAACTCCGGAGGTGTAGCCTATGGAGGACATCACACCAGGACTTTTGGAGAAGATACAGAAACAATTCTATCATGATATTGAAAAGAGCAGCATCATTAAAAACTTCAAAAAACAGGCACAGAGAGGTAAGACTTCATACAGCCAAGCAAACGAGGTGGCACAAGAGATTGGGAAAATCTTAGCGCAATCATATTCGGACAACTTATCATCTGATATATTGCCAGATGGAAAGATGTATTATAACATTGCTTCCAGAGTATTGGATCCGACGTTGAAGGAAGCTTATGAGATGGCGGCAGATAATGCAGCTATTGTACAGCAGATCATGAACGAAGCAGCCGGCATTGGAATTAAAACAATAAGAGCACAAATCCAGCAGGATAATATAAATGGTATTGTAAATCGGATTTCAAGTGAGGAATATTTTGATGATGTGAAATGGATTCTCGATGCACCTGTACGGAATTTGGTTCAGAAAGCAATGGACGATACTGTTCAAAAAAATGCAGATTTTCATGCAAAAGCTGGATTGAGACCAAAGATTATACGGAGATCCTCCGGACATTGTTGCGAATGGTGTAATCAGGTAGCTGGAACATATGTATATCCAGATGTTCCTAAAGATGTGTTTCGGAGACATGATAATTGTGATTGCATTGTTGAGTATTATCCGGGAGACGGTAAAAAGCAAAATGTATGGACAAAAGAATGGAAATACGAAAAAGAATCTGATAAAATAGAGGAAAGAAAAGCAAGAGAAAAAAATGAATTAGCAATCAGGATAGCTGAACACCCAAAGATGTTTCAGGCATATACACCGGAAGGATTGAAAAAAGCATTGGAGAAAGCCGGATATGAAGTTAAACCATTAGGAAGAGGGAGCTTAAAAGGCATACCATTTGAAGAAGGCGGTGGATTTCGAGTCTCTTATGATGGGGACGGATATTTACAATATCATCCTGAAACCAATAGCCATCATGGAGAAGCCTATTATAAAACATCAAGTGGAAGAACAGGGACAAAGCGCTATAATCTGAATGGAGATGAGAAAAATGACTAAGACGAGAGAAAGCGTTGAATATATTGAAAACAGATTGAGAAAAATATATGAAGAACGTAAAATCAATAATGAAGATTGGTTTATTTTACCGAATCAAGTAGCCATACATATTGATATTATAGAAAAAAAACGTCTCGTAATTGAATTCGCAGATAATGAGGAAAAAGCCAAAACACACATGGCTGATGATGGACAATCATATTATCTCGATGATTATACACTTGAAGAGATGTTCAATGAAATGATAAAAGAAATTGAGAATGAAATATGATTACCCGAGCAAAAAGAGGCTAAAAACATGACATATGATGAAGTAAAAAGATTTTTGCACAAAAAAATTATTGTGACAGATATAGACGGAAATCGTATAAAAGGGATATTCACCAATACAGTGTCAGAATACGACACATCGTCTGGAAAAGAAGAAATAGAACTAGATGCCGGGAAAGTATTTTATGGAATTCCGCTAGATGAAATAAAAGATATAATAGAGATTAAATAAGCTGCCAGATTGTTCTGACGGCTTATATTTTTTGAGGAGGCTACATGGGAGAAGTAAGGAAGGGGCGGCAGACCCCGACACAATCTGTCGTGCTGCCTTATTCTTCAACATATGGAGCTGAAGCAATAGACATTTACAATTCGACAGGAAGAACTGCACAGGAGTGGCAGGAGCTTCTACTGTCAGACATTTTGGCCGTAAACGAAGATGGGTTATGGGTACATACCAAATTCGGGTATTCAGTCCCAAGGCGTAATGGAAAGAATGAAATTGTTGCAATAAGGGAGATGTATGGATTAAAGAAAGACGAAAGAATCCTACATACAGCACATAGAACCACAACTACACACAGCGCATGGGAACGACTTTCGAATTTGCTAAAGAAAGCAAATATCGAGGTCGTTTCTTCATATAAGGCATTTGGAAAAGAACATTTGGAAGTTGCTGGCGGTGGAATTATCGAATTCCGAACCAGAACATCAAAAGGTGGTCTGGGAGAAGGATTTGATTTATTGGTTATTGATGAGGCACAAGAGTACCAAGATGATCAGGAGAGTGCATTAAAATATGTCGTTACAGATAGCAAGAATCCACAGACAATTTTTTGTGGAACACCACCAACTCCTGTAAGCTCCGGAACGGTTTTCACAAAATTCCGTAAGGCAACCTTGGAAGGGCAAACGGTTAACTCCGGGTGGGCGGAATGGTCCGTGCCGGAGCAGACAGATATAAGAGATATAGATGCCTGGTACGAGACAAATCCATCTCTTGGAACTGTATTCACGGAAAGGTCTGTAACGGATGAGATCGGTTCAGATCCGATTGATTTTAATATCCAGCGATTAGGATTATGGATTCGCTATAATCAGAAATCAGCTATCAGCGCAACAGAATGGAATGAACTGAAAGCTGATGTCCCACCGGAGCTTACAGGAGATCTTTTTGTAGGGATCAAATACAGCAAAGATGGGAATGTGGCAATGGGAGTTGCGTCTAAAACGAAAGATGGCAAGATATTTTTAGAGTGTATCGATTGTCGTGAAGTACGTGCAGGTGATACATGGATACTAGCATATTTGAAAAACTGGAAAGCGAGAAAGGTGATTATAGATGGAGCATCAGGACAGCAGTTAATGGAAAATGAAATGAAAGATTGTGGTATAAAAAATTCACACCTTCCGACAGTGAAGGAAATCATTGCCGCGAATGCCTCGTTTGAACAAGGGCTATATCAAAAAAATATTATCCATTCCGGGCAGCCATCATTAGTACAGGTAGTAAGCAACTGTGAAAAAAGAACAATAGGAACTAATGGTGGATTTGGCTACAAGGCAATGAAAGAAGAGATGGAGATTGCGTTGCTTGACAGTATTATACTTGCATACTGGGCGTGCAGTGAGACGAAAACGAAGAAAAGAAAACAAAGAGTTAGTTGTTAAGAGACACCTTAGGGTGTCTTTTTACATATTACGCAACCCAGCGGTTAATGGAGAAAGGAGTAACAAAATGGCAGAATTTACACCAATTACAACACAGGAGCAGCTTGATAAAGTAATCGGAGGAGTGAAAGCAAAATATGAAGGCTTTGATGGTTACAAGAAAAAAGCAGAAGATTATGATGCTCTAAAAGCAAAATCCGATGGTTTTGAACGGCAGATTGCAGCGTTGAACAAGGAAATTAACGGTGATGGAGAAAAGAACCTCGGATATAAGAAACAGCTTGAAGAGGCACAGGGCAAGATCAAGGGATACGAGACCAGTTCTCTCAAGATGAGAATTGCACATGAAAATGGAATCCCATATGAACTTGCAGGTAGATTAAGTGGATCTGATGAAGAGGAAATCAAGAAAGATGCTGAGACAATGGCAAAATTCTTGAGAAAAAAAGATGTTCCTCCACTTGCAGGAGGAGATCCACAAAAAATTGATGACAAAAAGACAGCAATGAAAGGCATGCTGGCTAGTTTGAAAGGAGAATAAAAAATATGGCAACATCAAAAGGAACAATGTTTGACCCTACACTGGTCAAAGATCTTATTACAAAAGTAAAAGGGAAGTCAGCACTGGCTGCATTATGTGGTCAGACACCTATTCCATTCAATGGATTGAAAGAAATGATTTTTTCTATGGACAATGAAATTGATATTGTCGCAGAGAATGGAAAGAAAACCGAAGGCGGTATTGCTATCGCACCAGTTAAAATTGTACCGGTTAAGTTTGAATATGGTGCAAGAATCTCTGATGAATTTATGACTGCTACAGAAGAAGAGCAGTTGGATATTTTAACAGCGTTTAATGATGGATTTGCGAAGAAAGTAGCGAAAGGACTTGACCTTGCAGCTATGCATGGTATTAACCCAAGAACGGGAACAGCATCTTCTGTAATTGGAGACAATCATTTTGATGCGAAAGTTACGCAAACTGTAGATTATGCGTCAGCAACACCGGATACAAATCTGGAAGATGCGATTGCGGTAGTAGATGGTTCTGAAGGAGATGTAACAGGACTCGCGCTTTCGAAGACGTTTGGATCAGCGATGGCAAAAGTCAAAGCGAATGGAATCAAGCAGTATCCGGAATTTGCATTTGGAGCATCACCTGCAACATTTAACGGAATCCCGACAAGCGTCAACAAAACTGTATCTAGCGGAACAACGAAAGACCATGGTATTATTGGAGACTTCCAGGGAGCGGTTAAATGGGGATATTCAAAGGAAATCCCTATGGAAATTATTCAGTATGGTGATCCGGACAACTCAGGAAAAGACTTAAAAGGATATGGTCAGATCTATATCCGTGCAGAAGTATATCTGGGATGGGGAATCCTGGTGCCAGAATGGTTTGCAAGAATTAAGGAGGCATAGTATGAAGTATAAAAATACAAAAACGGGCGCAATTATTGAGACGAGTACAGAGGTTTCCGGTGAAAACTGGGGACCTTTTGATGATGAAGAGTCTGAGGAGAAAAAAACACCAGCTAAAAAGCAGAAGGCTAACAAAGCGGAAGGCGATTCCAAAGACAATGCACAAGAGGGCACAGAATAATGGATCCATTCGCTACACTAGAAGATATATCTATCCTGTGGCGTGAACTTAAGGAATCCGAGTACAGCAAGGCAGAGAAGCTTCTGACAGTTGTCTCGGATTCTCTAAGATATGAAGCCAACAAGGTTGGAAAAGATTTGGATAATATGATTGAACAGAATGAGGCGTTGCGGAATGTTGCGAAATCTGTGACTGTTGACGTGGTAGCGCGTACACTTATGACATCGACAGACACAGAGCCAATGACACAGATGTCTCAATCAGCGCTGGGCTATTCGGTGACAGGAACATATCTGATTCCTGGAGGCGGTTTATTCATTAAGAAATCCGAGTTATCCAGACTAGGTCTTAGAAGACAGAGAGTTGGGGTGATGGATATTTATGGCATCGATGATTAAGGGAATTCCAGTAACACTGTATGAGAAGACAGTAATTGGAAAAGATGAATTTGATCGCCCGCTACACCAAGAAATACCAGTGACAATTGAGAATGTGCTTGTAGCTCCGGCATCGACCACGGAAATTCTGAACGCATTGAATCTGACTGGAAAGAAAGCGGTATACAATATCGCAATTCCGAAAGGAGACAATCACACTTGGCAGGATTGCCGGGTAGATTTCTTCGGAATGTCTTGGCAAGTGATTGGGTTTCCACAACAAGGCATTGAAGAGAATATCCCGTTAGAATGGAATCAAAAATGGCAGGTAGCGTTATATGGGTAAGACGAAGATTGTTTTGAACCGTGCCGGTGTTAGAGAGTTAATGCAGTCACCGGAAATGCAGGAGATACTTGTGGATCATGCGAATAAGATAGCCAGTGCATCAGAAACAGAAGCATATGTAGCGCAGACGCGAGCAGTTGTGAAAGTCTGCGGAGATGACGGTAATAACGGATTATTGAAGGCGGTTGGAAAACATGGTGGAAAAAATCGTTAAGGATTATCTGCAGTCCAGTCTTGAAATACCGGTTAGATTGGAAGAAGAGGATGATCTTGGAAATGAATATGTATTGATTGAAAAGACTGGATCTAGCACAGAAAACCATATTGCATCAGCAACTCTGGCTGTCCAGTCTTATTCTGCGTCCCTATACGGGGCGGCATCGCTCAACGAGCGGGTAAAAGAAGCAATGGAAGAAATAATCGAATTGGACGATATCAGTAGATGTGAGCTTAATACGGATTATAACTACACTGATACAGCAAGGAAAAAATATCGGTATCAGGCAGTATATGATATCGTCCATTATTAGGAGGGATAAGATGAATACAAAACATGTAAGCGCAGGAAAACCGAAAATCGGTGGAGCAATCTATCGAGCACCATTAGGAACCACGCTTCCGACTGATGCCAAAACAGAACTTGATGCAGCATTTAAGGAGCTGGGATACTGTTCGGAAGATGGAATCACAAATTCCAATAGCCCCGAGACAGATAACGTGAAGGCTTGGGGTGGTGATACTGTTCTTGATTTACAGACAAGCAAAGAGGACAGCTTCAAATATAAGCTACTTGAAATCACCAATATCGAGGTTTTAAAAGCGGTATATGGCGATGAGAATGTAACAGGGACACTTGAAACTGGAATTACGGTAAAAGCTAATAACAGCGAAGCGGAAGCATGCGCCTGGGTTTTTGATATGATATTAAAAAATGCATTGAAACGAATCGTTGTGCCATCAGGATCAGTTACAGAGGTAGCAGATATTGTCTATAAAGACAGCGAAGCTATTGGGTACGAAACAACAATGAAAGCAACACCAGATTCAGATGGGCAGACTCACTATGAATATATTGTAGAGAAAGGAAAATAAGATGGTTGTAGAAATGCCAAAAACAAAAACCGCAGCACTCGACGGAACAACAGAAAGTGGGTTCCAATATACAATACCACCAGATGCGATAGATGACTATGAATTACTGGAAGACCTGTGCGATATTGATAATGGAGATGCTTCTAAAATTACAATAGCTGCAAGACGACTTCTCGGAGATACACAGTTGGAGGCGCTCAAGGATCATGTAAGAAATGAAAACGGAAGAGTCCCAGCTACAAAAATGGTTGAAGAGATTACCCAGATATTCAATGAGTCAAAAGTAAAAAACTCTTAGTCCTCGCTCACATGATAAACATAGATGAAGAAGCATTGATTTGTGATTTTGCAGAAACGTATCACATTTATGATTACAAATCTCTACCGCTACGAACGGTGGGGATTTTTGCGTGTGGGTTGAGGCCGGATTCAAGAATCGGAATGAGAATATCTGATTCAAAACTTACAACAGATCAAACATTATTAGCACTGGTTGCTGATAATACGCGGGCAATCGCCTGGTTAAATAGCTCAGACGGTGCAAAAGGGATTAATCGTCCAAAATCATTGGTAGAGGCACTGATTGGAGAAAAGAAAACCATAGAAAGTGCAATAGAAACGTTCGAAACGGGACAGGATTTTGACGATGAGTGGAGACGACTGACAGGAGGTGAGAAGTAGTGGCAGGTACAGAACTTGCAAAAGCATATGTGCAGATTATTCCGTCTGCACAGGGAATCAGTGGAAAAATTCAGCAGGCAATAGACCCAGAGGCAGAACCGGCTGGGGCTTCGTTTGGAGGTAAATTAGTTGGAAAGTTAAAAGGGATTATTGCTACTGCAGCAATTGGAAAAGCGCTAGGATCAGCAATCAGTGAGGGAGCAAATCTTGAGCAAAGTCTTGGCGGAATTGAGACACTATTCAAGGATAGTGCTGACAAGGTTAAGGCGAATGCTGCGGAAGCCTATAGGACAGCCGGTATGAGCGCGAATGAGTACATGGAATTGACCACAAGTTTCTCCGCAAGCCTCTTATCAAGCTTAAGCAATGATACGTCTAAGGCGGCAGATGTAGCAGATATGGCTATGACCGATATGTCCGATAATGCCAATAAAATGGGAACCAACATGGAAGACATTAAGAACGCCTATCAAGGATTTGCAAAACAAAATTATACCATGTTGGACAACTTAAAATTAGGTTACGGTGGTACTAAGACAGAAATGGAACGATTGCTTTCTGATGCCCAAAAAATTACGGGTGTAAAATATGACATCAACAATCTGTCTGATGTGTATTCGGCTATTCATGTGATACAAGGACAGTTGGATATTACAGGAACAACGGCTAAGGAAGCAGCAACAACCATATCCGGTTCTTTCGCCTCCATGAAGGCCGCAGCGCAAAATGTTATGGGTCAGATTGCTCTTGGAATGGACATAAAACCAGCTTTGTCAGCACTGGCAGAGACGATGACAACTTTTCTTGTTGGGAATTTACTTCCTGCAGTATGGAATGTAATTTCTGCACTTCCGGGGGCGTTAGTAACATTTATACAGACTGCTACACCACAGTTAGCAACTGCGTTAATGCAATTTGTTCCAGAAATTGCATCACAAGTTCAAACCGCACTACCACAGATGTATGAAATGGCAAACGGAATGCTGCTACAGATTACAACTGCAATCCAAACGAATCTTCCAGGGCTATTACAACAAGGTGTTGAAATCGTAACTAATATTGCAAATGGAATATTGCAGAATATTCCTCAATTAATTTCGATGGCAGCAACACTGATGGCTAATTTTGAAAATGCGATATGGTCGGCGTTACCACTTGTATTAGCAGCAGGAGGCAAACTAATCCTCAATCTAGTTAATGGAATTATTAATAATCTTCCACAGATTGCAACAGCTGCAGCTCAAGCAGTGGCAAAAATGACAGCAACAATCGGACAGAATCTACCGCAGGTTCTGCAGTCTGGTATTGAGATTATTGGAAAGTTGGCGGCTGGATTAATTCGAGCAATCCCAAGCCTTATAGCTCAGATTCCTCAAATTATTTCTGGAATTCGAAGCGCGTTTTCAAATGTTGATTGGGGGACTATCGGTCACAATATTATCCAGGGAATTGCGAATGGACTAAGAAATGCAGGACATATGTTGTGGGAAGCTGTCAAGGGAGTGCTTGGAAACTTTAAAGACAATGTGTTAGCATTTTTCGGCATTCACTCACCCGCACGCTGGGGTGTGTTCGTAGGAGAAATGATTGACGCAGGATTCGTCAAAGGAATTATAGGAAAGCTTCCGGCAATTAACTCTGCAGTAACCAAGCTTCAGGATATTGCCACAAGCCCGTTCTCAAACGCGAATTTG